CCACATACTTGAAACTTGAGAAAGAGTGTGGAGGATTTCCAACTTTGGCATCTCCAAAGTTGGTTCAAAAAAAACTAGGTTATCCAAAACTAGGGTCTCCAATAATGCTAAGCTCTCCAGGCTGCAGAGGCATTGGAAGACTAGACTCTCCAGGTATTCCAAAATTAGGCTCTCCAGGTTCTCGGCGTATTAGAAGACCAGCATCACCAGCATCTCCAGGACTACCAAAACTAGGCTCTGTATTAAAACTAGGCCCTGCCTATCAAAAAAAATACATGTATATTGAAGACGATTGTGATGAATGGAAGAATGATCCAACAACGGACCCTGCAACGGGGTCCTCTATCGATCCGCTAGGGAAGATTTATAAATTGTATGAAGATACCTGTGGTCCGCCAACCGATGCACCACAAACGTCATGGTTCTCACAACGTCTTCAGAAGGGTCTCCGCATCAACAATGCAATCAGGTCAATCAAAACAGATCAATGGAACGTGTGCCTTACAGGCGCCAACGCTCCAGCATTTAGAGCCAACTTGTCAAATATAGTCAAAATTGGAAAAGGATCGTTCGGTCAAGTGTATAGAGCTACCCTCGTCAAAGAAGGTGAACAGCTCGTCATCAAAGAGGCCTACTTAAATAATGATGAAAAAAAAGTCCTTAAAGAGGCTACCAAGCAGAATCAGAAATGGGAGAGCTTGAATAAAAAGTCATACCCACGAGAAAATAAGATCCTAGACCTCATCAACAAACTCCTGTTGACTCGTAAATGTCCCAATTTCGTTTACGTCTACAACATGGCCATGTGCGATGGATGCTTAATCAAAGATCATTATAGGAAGTCAGCATCAAGCTCCTGCTACGTTACCTTCATGGAATCGATGGATACGGATCTGAAACGTACACAAATTAAACAGTTTGACCAGCAGTTGAGCGTGTTGTATCAAATGCTTATTGCAGTGCATGCGATTCATCGCTACTATGGCATATGGCATCGGGACATTAAATCTTCAAACATTTTTATTCAGGTGGTCAAACCGGGTGGTTATTTCGAATATGTAATTGGGGGTAAATCCTACTTTGTTAAAAACGCTGGATTTATCGCGTACATTGCCGATTTTGGTGTCTCTGAAATCCTATCACCCGCTTACGCGTTAACAAATTACTACGGGAATAGGAACGCTGAAGTGATGCGCTCGACAAATGAGGTGGATGGAAGTTATCTCTATTGGAAACCTATTTCAGTGTATGGTTCCTGGAGGTCCATTGACTGGTATGATAGCTCATTAAAAAAGATAAGTGCAACTAGAAACGAAATCACCTGTCCTTCAAATATAAAGAGTTCTGTACCTATCCGCCTCAAAGATAACATGAAGTTCCCCCCATTTGAGTTCTTTGGCGATATACAGGATGTGATTCGTATATTTGTCGGTGGTAATCAGAGCGAGCAGAGGGGTACGCACAAACGCATGCAATACCTTAGCAATCGATTAGAAAAACTCATAAATGAAAAGAAGGCATACCTGAGCAGAAAGGATTCCATTTATCACATACATGGAACCGTCAAATACATCCTCGCTAGCGAAATGCTTGACCAGTTGTACATTGAACCAACCGTTGACAACATAGTTGACCGATTTGTGATGTAGGTTTCCTACATAAACTGATATGAGTGTACCTCTTTACATAGAAGCTGACCTCGCCCTTGAAGACATCATATAAATTGAATTTTTTCTTCGAACTCACACGTCTTAGAATAAATGGCTTCCAATCACCCACAAACAATCAACTACAACGGGCACGAGACCTACTTAGCTAACGATCTCAAGACTGTGCACCCATCCGTTTTCAGAGGTGTTAGGTCTGTCAAAGGAATCGTCACCAAGCACAACATACCGGACGATCAACATTTTGTCGTCAAATACATAAAAAAGACCGACTCGTATGAAGAAAGTAACCTCACATATTCGCGATCCAAAATCCTCATCAAGAAAGACTGGTTTGACCAATTCATTGAAACGCCTGAGGCTGCAAACCCTGGTGAGCCCAGAGACGCGCCTCCTATCTTGGAGCTGACCGATGAAGAGAAGTTTACAGACGATGACGGAAATGTATACGAAGTGGAAGTAAGAGGCGAGCGTCATGAGGATAAGATCAGGTTCAAGGGGGAAGATGTAGCTAGAGTGTTTGAGATGGAGAACCTACGACAAAATGTTCAATTATCACATACTGAATATAATGAAGGCGAGGACTACGAGATTCTACACGTACTGGATGATAGAATGTATATTCATTTACGCGTAGAATCGAGAGGTCACAAAAAACGACTCTATTTTACATACCAGGGTCTCATCAAAGTAATCACCAAATCTAGATCCGGTACAGCTCACCACTTCATGAACTGGATGAAGAGGATCCTCTTCAAGGCCCATCTCGGCACAGACGAAGATAAAGCCGTGCTTGCCTACGAGCTTGCCGCCACTAACCCTGACGTCATCAAAGCTATCCTGTCCAAATGTATGAGCAAAATGTCATGCGTGTACCTGTTCAACGTGGGCAAGATCACCGAGCTCAGGAAGTATGAAGACCAGCTCAAACCGTTCAGGAAAGGATGTCTATACAAAATTGGAAGAACAGACGACTTGTTTAGACGGACAGGTGAGCATTGCGGTACATACGGAAAGATGACCGGCAACGACCTGAAGCTCCAATGCTTCAGTCCTGTCGATCACAGAGATGAGGTATCTGCAGAGGGCGAGATCAGGAGATTCTTTTCGGAGACTGGTCCGTATGGGCGTAGTATGTTTTGCAAGCTGGGTAAATTTGATGAGTTGATTGTGTTGGATAAGAGTGAAGTGAGCGAGGCAAAGAAATTCTATTCACAAATGTATACAAAGTACGGGTCTTATATACAGAAATATCTGCAAGAGAATCAAGAGCTAAGGATTAATATCAATGGTCAGAAATTGTTGTTGGAGTCTAAGGATAAAGTTATAGCGGAGATGAATCATCATATAAGCAGTATGAAGAGAGAGCTGGATACAGCGTACGCGAGTATCCAGTATTTTAAGGAGCAGATAAGTGAAGGGTTGGATCGTGAGCGTGGGTATCAGGAGCGTGAGCATGGGTATCAGGAGCGTGAGCATGGGTACAGAGCCCAACTATCTCAGAAGGATGAGCTGATCAAAGATATAACTAGAAAATTGGCCAACTATTCGAGACAGCTACAAGAGAACCCAGGGGATCCTACCATATCTGAGAAGATAGGTAAGTATAGGAGAAAGGTGATGAGATTGGCTGGGATAAACGAGGGTGAGCTGGTGGACCAGATGGAGAACATGAGGATATAATTTCAAGAAAAGTTTGAGAAAGATGTAGAGGATAGTGACAATTAAACTTATTACCCCCTAAGGATGAAGACCACGAGATTCTATTAGTTCTGTAAAAAAATACATGAATGATTGTCGCGATATTATAATCATCCTTCAAAAATGGCTTCAAATGAATTTTGGATGTACGATGTGACTCAGTTGTTTAGATCGTTCGATCTCCTACCAAGTCCCGAAGACAGCTTGTCAACAAAACTAAACACGATAACGCGAATGGCACTGATCGCATGCGTAGTAATCGCGGTATACAAGCCTATGCTTGCATTCAGTACGATGATCATCGTAATGGTTGTTACGATGAGCGTGTATTCAAGTGCAATCGGGGAACCAACTATCGAGCAATTCGAACAAGGATATGTTGATTCAAAAGACGAATCAAACTCTCAACAATTGTATGAATTCATGAGAGAGTACAACTCAATCAAGCACCCAGACGTTAATAAGGTTGGCTTCCCAACTAGTCAGAAAAGATTCTGTAATGACGCCGTGTTGTTAGAATATGATACAAATCATGCCTCAATTAATCAGAAACTGGTCGGTGGACCCAATCCCAAAACTAGGATAACTCCCATTATAGCCCCACCTTCTCATGATTTAGATTCATGGCGTAATAATGATTTCGCGGTCCACTCGCAAATTAATAAAGAGACAAATTTTGACGCGGACATGGTAGGTTATAACTATGGTATTCTCCCAACCAAATGCAAGGAGTGCATGTACATTCCTTGTCAATGTAAAGTCCTTCAGGGAAATAATAAAACTGAAAATGAAAACATAATCGAAGGGTTTCGAGATTTCAAAGATATGTCAAAAGATGGGAGCAGAGATCATGGGAAAAGAGATCATGGGAAAAGAGATCATGGGAGCAGGAACAGACATCACGGGAACAGACGTTATCAGATCATAAACGATCCTACCCCAGATCCAGATCAGTACATGACACCCAAAAAAGAGATTGTGGATGATAAACATATCATTCCATGCTTTGAGAGTCCTAGGCGTGACAACATTATCACTCAGACGCTCCAACCGGGGGTGTTTCAGAAATCACATATCGGTGAGCCTATAAATAGTAACATTGGAATTTCCTACCTTCAGCAGTGGGGGCCTACAGAAGTCCAGCAAACGGATGATATGATAAAGTACACCATGCATGATCCCAAGAACACAATTATCACACCTCAAAGCGTAAAAGAACCTATTACTCAAGATCATACCAACGTTTATGACCCTCGTTTCACTGGATATGGTACCAGTTACAGGTCCTACGTAGATAAATTGACAGGACGTCCCAAATTCTTTTACGATGATGTAGATGCGATTACGATGCCCAATTACATCACTCGTAGTAACGTGGATGTGTTCCCATGGGCTAATACTTATGGTTCAGACAAAATGTTAACTCAGAGCGAAGGCGATGAGTACAGGCAACTAGCAAACAACGCATTTACAGATTCGGCGATCACATTCAGAACAGAACTACAGGAACGACTAATGAGGAAACGTAATGCAGAGTTATGGCAACTCAGAGTAGCACCTATCTCTACGATGGCACGTTTAGGATCATCTATGAAATCATGTCTTTAAATGTATAGTTTCATAACCTCTCTGGTTATGAATTTGAGATACTTAATATGAATCAATAACGCCACGGATACTCTCAACGAGAGCTACAACCTTCTTGTTGGAATAAGGCAACCCATGCTCCTTGGCAATTTCCGTCAGAACAGCTTTACTTGTATATGATATGATATGACTTGTAGGTATGTCCTTGATAGCAAGCATCCATACAGCTATATCCTTTGGAATAGATGCTACACGACTATAATCGTAAAGATAATTCAAAGCCCCATTTATGATCGAGTAGTCGCGATCGGTGAGATTCTTCTTGTAGTTTTCAAAAATATTAATATATTT